ATGCTTCGTCACCGTTCTTTTTCTTTTCAGGAATTTTCACAGCGTTATGCTAATCCTGTAGAAGATTTGGATTTTGTGTATCGTGAAGCTAGATTACAAGATACAAAGAATCGACAAAATTCTATTGAAACGAATGATGATTACTTGCAAGAAAGATGGGAATCAGAACAAGCATCAGTAATTCTAAGAGCAAAACAAGCGTATGAGTGGGCTATAGAAAATGGTCTTGCAAAAGAACAAGCCCGTGTAGTTTTGCCAGAAGGTCTAACAGTATCACGTTTGTATATGAATGGAACCTTGCGTAGTTGGATACACTACATACAGTTACGTTCAGCAAACGGCACACAAAAAGAGCACATGCTCATCGCACGTAAATGTGCAGAAGTAGTTGCCAAAGTATTTCCGATGGCAAAAGAATTCACAGAAAATTAATAACAATAAAATTGGAGCAGCGAATGGAAGATATCATCAATGGTATTAAGGTAGACTATTCTCAAGATAGTTTGTTTGATGAGTTGGGTGTAAAAAGATTAAAAGAATCTTACATGAAAGAGGAAGAAAACTCTCCACAAGAAAGGTTTGCATATGTTTCAAAAGCTTTTAGTTCAAATGAAGAACATGCACAAAGACTTTATAATTATAGTAGCAAGCATTGGCTTAGTTATTCTACTCCCATTCTTAGCTTTGGCCGTAGTAAGCGTGGCCTTCCTATCTCTTGTTTCTTACCTTATTTGGATGATAGTGCTGAGGGCTTGGTCGATACGTTATCGGAAGTCAACTGGCTTTCAATGTTAGGAGGAGGAGTTGGAATTGGTCTTGGTATTCGTTCTGCTGATGATAAGTCTGTTGGCATTATGCCTCACTTGCGTACCTATGACGCTTCTTCTTTGGCGTATAGGCAAGGTAGGACCCGCCGCGGTTCTTACGCTGCTTATCTTGATATTAGTCATCCAGATATTCTTATTTTCTTAGAGATGCGTAAACCAACGGGTGATCAAAACATGCGTTGTTTGAATTTACATCACGGAATTAACATTACAGATGACTTCATGCATTTAATTGAAAAGTGTATGTTAGACCATGATGCAGATGATACATGGGAACTAAAAGATCCACATAGTGGTGAAGTACGTGACAAAGTTTCTGCGAGAGAATTGTGGCAACGTGTACTTGAAATGCGTATGATGACGGGTGAACCATATTTGCATTTTATTGATACAAGTAATCGTGCAATGCCAGAATTTCAAAAGAAATTAGGTCTATCAATTAAACAAAGTAATCTATGCAGCGAAATTATTTTACCAACCGACAAAGAAAGAACTGCTGTTTGCTGTCTTTCGTCATTGAATTTGGAGTATTTTGATGAGTGGAAAAATGATAAACTTTTTTTACGGGACACGGCTGAAATGCTGGATAATGTACTTCAGTACTTTATTAGCAATGCTCCTGATCACATTAGCCGAGCCAGGTACTCTGCTATCCAAGAGCGCAGCATTGGTGTGGGGGCTCTTGGTTTTCACGCTTATCTACAGAGAAATGGCATACCGTTTGAGTCGGCGCTGGCAACATCTTCAAACAATAAAATATTTAAACACATACGAGAAGGATTAAATGAAGCGAATCTTCAATTGGGTGCTGAACGAGGTGAAGCACCGGATGCTAGAGGCACCGGACTACGTTTCAGTCATCTTATGGCCATTGCTCCTAATGCTTCTAGCTCTATTATCATGGGCAATACTAGCCCTTCTGTTGAGCCTTATCGTGCCAATGCCTATAGACAAGATACTCTTTCTGGAGCCTACTTAAATAAAAATAAGTATTTGGATAAGTTAATCAAGGAGAAATGTGATGCCGACAGCAAATTGGATTATCAAGAAATCTGGTCATCTATCATTGCAAACGATGGTTCCGTCCAACACTTGGATTTCTTGGATGAATGGACCAAAGATGTCTACAAAACTAGTATGGAAATTGACCAAAGATGGATTGTGGACCACGCAGCTAACAGACAAAATTACATTGACCAGGCGCAATCCATTAACCTCTTTTTTAGACCTGATGTAAATGTAAAGTATCTACATGCTGTACACTTTCAGGCTTGGAAACAAGGACTCAAAACACTTTATTACTGCCGTAGTGAGAAATTGGCTAAAGCAGATAAAGTGTCAAAGAGAATCGAAAGAAAAGTGATCGAAGAAATTGATTTGAAGGCTTTAGCAACAGAAGATGTTTGTTTAGCTTGCGAAGGATGATTGATATAAAGTGTCAACAATTGCATTATTTGTGCAACACCCGAAATGTTCGGTTCAATCGTGCAATGGTATAATCAAAGCACTAGGACCGAACTATACATATAAATTATTTACTAAACATGAAATCGAAAACGACTTTTTTGATAATGTGGATCTCTTGTGTTTTCCTGGTGGTGTTGGCGACAGTGATGCTTTCGATACATATTTTAGGCATCACGGGAGTTTTATCCTTGACTACATCAAATCTGGTGGCAGATATCTTGGGATATGTATGGGTGCCTATTGGGCTGATAAACATTATTTTAATATACTGTACGGAGTTGAATCAAAACAATATATTAAAAGACCAAACACCTGTACCAGACGATCATACAGTAAAGCAATTGAATGTAACTGGAACGGCACAGATGATAGATTCTTCTTTTACGATGCACCTACATTTATCGGAGAAGAATCGAATTATGAAGTTGTAGCGAGATATAAAAATGGAGATCCAGCCGCAATTATACAAGGTCGTATAGGTTTGATTGGACCCCATCTCGAAGCAGAAGAATATTGGTATGATAAACCTTATTTGCATCGTCACTGGAATAATGGTAAACATCATACATTATTAAAACAATTTGTTGACAGATTGATGGAGAAGTAGTATGATAGGTGAAATCATTATGTGGGGTTTCTTTTCAGCATGGGGTTGGTTTGGTGCTTCATACATTAAAGAAAAAATATGGCCAGAAAAACCAGCAATAGTACAAGAGGAAAAAAAGAATGAGCAAAAGTAAAGATTACAGCAATTTTGAAACACAAAAAGAAATATTATTGGATTATTTACAAGTAATGATTGCGATTGAAGATTGGCATGGCGTATCAGATGTGGCAAACGATTTGCGTGAATTGGAAGCAAAACAAAATGTAAATTACAAAAGCAAATAAGGAGATATTATGGCTAAGCAAACCGGAACAAGTAAACACAAATCAGTACACAAAAGAACTAAACAGGGTGGACAGAAAAAAACCTCCTCCATGAATAAAACAGAAAAAACATCAAATAAAAAATATAGAGGTCAAGGTCGATGAAAAAAGTTTTAAGATTTACAGCATCATGGTGTGGACCATGTAAAATGCTAGCTAAAACATTAGAAGAAGTTGAAACTAATGTACCAATTGAAGTGATTGATATTGATGTCAATCCAGAAATTGCAACAGAATTTGGCATTCGTAGTGTACCAACATTGGTAATCGTTGAAGATAATATGGCATCAAAAAGACTCATAGGAAATAAAACAAAACAAGAACTAGAGGCATTCATCAATGATTAAAAAGCACGACACAAAACTAACGGACGAAAGAACCGCATTTAAACCATTCGCATATCCTTGGGCATATAATGCATGGTTGCAACATGAACAAGCTCATTGGCTTCATTCAGAAGTTCCAATGATCGAAGATGTAAAAGATTGGAAAAACAAATTAACAACAGAACAGAAACAATTTCTCACACACATTTTTAGATTCTTCACACAAGGCGACATTGATGTGGCAGGTGGTTATGTAAAGAATTATCTTCCTTATTTTCCTCAACCGGAAGTAAGAATGATGTTACTTGGTTTTGCAGCTCGTGAAGCATTACACATTGCAGCATACTCACACTTGATTGAAACATTAGGATTGCCTGATACAATGTACAATCAATTTTTAGAATATCAGGCAATGAGAGATAAACATGATTACGTACTTAATCTTAGCTCACAGAATGGCGATGCTGCTTCTACTGCTACTCACATTGCAGTATTCTCTGCTTTCACCGAAGGGATGCAATTATTCAGTTCCTTTATCATGTTACTTAACTTCCCACGCAACGGTACGATGAAGGGTATGGGACAAATCGTTACTTGGTCTATTGTTGATGAAACAATGCACGCCGAGAATATGATTAAATTGTTCCGTACATATGTGGAAGAAAACAAAGAAATTTGGAATGATGATTTAAAATCGAGAATATATACTATTGCAGAAAAAATGGTGGAACTAGAAGATAAATTTATTGACCTAGCTTTCGAGATGGGTCCAATGGAGAACCTAGATGCAGAAGATGTTAAGCGCTATATTCGCTATATTGCTGACCGTAGGCTTATTTCTCTTGGTCTTAAAGGGATTTTCAAGGTAAAGAAAAATCCATTGCCATGGGTTGAAGAAATGATTAATGCTCCTATTCACGGAAACTTTTTCGAAAATCGTGTTACTGATTACGCAAAAGGTGCCTTGTCGGGACAATGGGAAGAAGTTTGGGGTAAAGCAGCTTAAAAGGAGAAAAAGTGATGAAATGGAAAAATGATTTAATAAAAGATATTAGATATCTTACACCTTGGGATGATAGTGATGGAGATCCAAGAATAGAATTTAGGGGTTGGGCTGAGGTAACTGAAGCGAATAGAATGGTCTTAAGAGATAGATTTTTGAGAGTTTCTGAAAATTGTTCCGCTATACTTGAAATCGGAGTCAATAGAAATGGAGAAAATTCATTTACACAAGTGTTGTTGAAAAATAAGAAAAAAGAAACTATCTATATTGGAATAGATATAGATGATAGAGAATATCTAAACAATGAAGAAGAAAATATTCATGTTATAAGAGGTGATAGTTCCAACTATGAAGAAAATATGAAAATAATAAATCAAATTTTTGAAAAATGTGGAGCAACTAGAAAAGAATTTGACTTTATTTTCATCGACGGGTGGCACAGCGTTAATCAATGTTTAAAAGATTGGGAATACACAAACATTTTAGGAAAAAATGGAATTGTTGGACTTCATGATACAGCATATCATCCTGGTCCAAAAGTATTCATGAGAAATTTAAATAAAGATGAATGGGCTGTTGAAGCAAACGTGATTGAAACTTCTAACGATTGGGGTATTGGTTTTGCATGGAAAAAAGATACCAATAATTGGAATCCAGTTCCCGAAGGATATGAATGGAAAGTAGATCCTCCAAATATGTATTAATTGATTTATGACAATCCGATGACGGTTTTGTTACAATCCCGTTTAAGGATCATGATTTCATAGATAAGTGTGATATTGTGCAAAGGCACAATTCTTATAGGAGAAATCATGAGAAAGTTACTTTTATCTTTATTGTTATTTACAGGAGTCGCATCCGCAGCAGAATTAACTGGCGCTGGTGCGACTTTTCCATTTCCAATCTATGCTAAGTGGGCAGAAGCATATAAAGCATCCACTGGCATTGGTCTGAATTATCAATCAATCGGTTCTGGTGGTGGTATCAAACAAATCAAAGCAAAAACAGTTGACTTTGGTGCAAGTGATATGCCATTGAAGCCTGAAGAATTAGACAAAGAAGGTCTAGTGCAATTTCCAGCAGTAATTGGCGGTGTAGTACCAGTATTCAATCTTGACGGTGTAGCAGCAGGTCAATTAAAATTAACACCAGAAGTTATTGCAAACATTCATCTTGGTAAAATCACAAAGTGGAACGATAAAGCAATTGTTGATTTGAATCCTGGCGTCAATCTACCAGCATTAGCAATCACAGTTGTTCATCGTGCAGATGGTTCAGGCACTACATTTATTTGGACAAACTTTTTAGGTAAAGCAAACGCTGATTTTGCAAAAACTGTTGGCGAAGGCACAGCAGTAAAATGGCCAGTTGGTGTAGGTGGTAAAGGTAATGAAGGTGTTGCTGTTCAAGTACAAAGAATCAAAGGTGCATTTGGCTATGTAGAATATGCATATGCAAAAAGAAATAAAATTGCACACGCACAATTAAAAAATCGTGATGGTGTTTTTGTACAACCAAGTGACGATTCATTCAAAGCCGCAGCAGCAAACGCAGATTGGGCTAATGCACCAGGAATGTATTTGTTGCTCACATGGCAAACAGGTAAAGAAGCATGGCCAGCAACAGGCGCAAGTTTCATTCTCATGCACAAACAACAAGCAGATAGTTTGACAGGTCGTGCAGTTTTGAAATTCTTTGATTGGAGTTGGAAGAATGGTGCCAAGATGAGTGAAGAACTAGAATATGTTCATTTACCACAATCAGTTATTAAATTAAATCAGGACAATTGGAAAAAAGACTTAAAAGGTCCTGACAACAACCCAATTTGGAAATAAGGATAAATTATGAAACTATTTAAAAAATTATCTATCGTAGTTGCACTTGCAGCAGTAATTCCTGCATATGCTGATGAGTATAAAGATACATTGAATATTCTAAGAGAGAAGAATATAATCACTCAAAAAGAATATGAATCAAAACTCAATGCATATGAAGAAAAAGAAGAAAACAAAAAGTTTGCAGAACAAAGAATCGACAAAGATGTTAGTGATTCGGTCAAATACAGACAAGCAAGAGCAAACGATGGTTCAGTCACAGAAAATGGAATCGGACTCAAAAGCAAAGATGGAAACAATACGGCACAGTTTACAGGTCGAATTCATATGGACTATCGCCAATACACACCAGATTATGGTGTCGGCCAAACCACGGATTCGTATCAAAACTTAGCCGAAGTTCGCCGTGCAAGATTTGGTGTTCGTGGACAATTTGCAAAAGACTTCAAATATCAATTGTTAGCAAACTTTGGTGCAAGTGATGGCTTTAGTTCTACATCATCAACAGCAGATGAGATGTGGGTAAACTATGCAGCAAATCCAGAAATGCAATTTCAATTTGGCTTATTCAAGATGCCATTTAGTCTTGAACAAATGACAAGTTCAAACAATCTAGATTTTATGGAACGTAGTTTGATTGGTCAGAATGATACTGAATTTATTCCTGCAAAAGAAACTGGTTTCATGTTACATGGTGTGCCAAAACCTGGCCTTACATATGCTATAGCAGCAAGTAGAGGCAAATCCAATAAGAGCGCAGAGTTCGATGGACTTGATTATATTGGTCGTGTAACAACTAATATTGCTGAACTAACAGGCAGCAAAGCATACACTGCACACTTGGGTGCAGCATACAGCACAGGTGAAATTAAAAGTGGCGTTGCACCAGCCAGTGGTAGAACAGAATCTCGTATGCAGTCTGGTTGGTTTACAGGTTCCGCATTGAGTGGTGCTACTACAAGAACACGCCAAGGATTAGAAGCAGCGTTTGCATATAACGGTTTCAAAGTTCAAGGCGAACAGTTCAATTTTAAATATGATGCTGCAACAGGTAGTGACCAAGAAATCAAAGGGTACTATGTACAAGCAGTTTATAATTTAACTGGCGAATCACATGCATACAAAGATGGTGCGTTTGGTTGGATTAAACCAAATAATCCAATCGACAAAGGTGGTCGTGGTGCGTGGCAGGTTGGTGTACGTATGAGTGAGTTTGATGCAAGTGATGTATCCGTTGCAACAGGCAAGTCAAATCGTGCTACTGCTATGACATACGGTCTAACTTGGTTTTGCACTGACAATCTACGTTTCATGCTCAACTACGTAGATACAAAGTTTGATGCATTAGTTGGTAGTTCTGGTAGTCGTGTAAATGGTGAAAAAGCAATTATGTTTAGAAGTCAATTAAGTTTCTAAAATTTTTTTGTTATATTAAAAGCCTCGTAAGAGGCTTTTTTTTCGTCTAAATAAAGATCGAAGGAGAAATCTATGATCACAATGACTGAACTCGCATCTCGCAAAACTTTAAACTCTTTAAACAAAAGAGGAAAAGGAATGGAAATAGATTGGAAAAGAAATGGACTCAATGAAGGTTTTGATTTTATAAATTCTTTAGAAAAGAATCGATGTGGTTGTGGTGAAAGTTTTAATATTTAAGGAGAAAGAATGAAATTAACAAAAATACTTTTAATTGGTCTATTATCTTTCGCTGGTATAGGAAATGTTTATGCTGACAAAACAGCAAAAGGTGTAACGTATGATGCACAAATTGTACGGGTAAATGATGGTGATACTGTAGTGATTGCAGCACCCTTTTTACCTTTGCCATTAAAACCTGAATTAGCAGTTCGTATCTATGGTGTAGATACGCCAGAAAAAGGCCATAGAGCTCAATGTCCAAGTGAAGATCAACGTGGTCAAGCAGCAACTGTGTTTACTAAAAATCTAGTTGCAAAGTCCATTAAACGACAAGTCACACTCTATGGTTGGGATAAATTTGGTGGTCGTGTCTTGGGTGATATGATTCTAGATGGTCAAAGTCTCCGTAGTATGTTGATTCAAAACGGTTTCGCTCGGGAATATTTTGGTGAAGCCAAACAATCTTGGTGTCAATAATGGCTTCGTTGAAACACACTTGTGGGGCATGTTCCTCAGAGTTTACAATTAAATATGATGAAAGTAAATGTGAAGATGATCCACACTACTGTCCATTTTGCGGTGAATATTTAATTGAAACTGAGGATTTTGGTGATGATGACGAATGACCTGGTATTTTCATAATACAGGTGAAGAATTTACCGAAGAAAATATAGACGGCCATTTTGGGTTTGTATATCTAATCACACATACTCAAAGTGGTCGTAAATATATTGGTAAAAAATTCTTCACCAAATCTAAGACTACACAAGTTAAAGGTAAGAAAAAGAAAACCCGAGTATCGTCTGATTGGATGACATACTGGGGTTCTAATTTATTACTACAAGAAGAAGTTAAAAAAAATGGTGAAGATCAATACGTAAGAGAGATACTTCACCTCTGTAAAACTAAATCAGAATTGTCTTATTACGAAACGTGGGAGATATTCTCTCGCCACGCACTATTGAATGAATCTTACTACAATCAATGGGTTTCTTGTAAGATTACAAAAAAACATTTACTTAAGTAATTTTGTATTGTTTTCAGGATTCATTGACAACATATTGGAGAATATCTTCTGAGTTTCTTCATTAGATTTCACCATCTCATTCCTAAAACTTTCAACAGCTGCACCAGTTTGACGAGACATTCCTGAATTTTCAATCAGTAACATAGGAATAAAAGTCATAGCACAATTCCATTCTTCAACTTGCTTACCTGTATTGATATCATAACCTTCAACTTTAGTAAACCATGCACATTTAAACTGTACACATTCTTCTTTCATTATAGGACAAAATGTTCCTGGTTTTAATTGCATAATATAATCTCCTTTAAACAAACCAAGTAATAATAGAATATCTAGTGCCTTTGATTACAGGCATGATTTCGTGTGGATACATAAAATTTGAAGGGAACATGATTACTGATCCTTTCTTTAAATTATAAATCAACTCTCTATCAAAGAAAGCAAATTCTCCACCTCCAAAATCATCATTTAGTGCGAAAGAACAAGACACTGCTCTAGGATGTTTTTTGTATGAATCTGTATGTTGCCGGTAAAATTGCCCTACCTCATACTTTAATAAATCATATCCAGAATCTTCTTCTATTTGACTTAGTGGGAAAATATCATTATATTTTCTAATGACCTCATTTGCAACTTTATAAAGTCTATCATCTAAAAGTTTTCTTATTTCGGGATTTTTTAAAATTGTATTTTCGTGTGAAATAGGAATTGTATTTACATTTCTAGCATTTAAATTCATTTCCTCGTATCCTACTCCAGCAAGACACCAATTATCATCATTCTTATACTCATTTATAATTTCATCACATAGTGAGTAGGGAATAATATCTTCATAAATTTGAATGAAATCTGATATTTTATTTTTGGAGTTTATTTTAACTGGTGTTGTTTTTTCTTGTTTCACACTTTCTTCTTTTTTGATTGGAGAATCTTTTTTCTTATCAAAATAAGTATAAGCTTTATCACCTCTACTTCTTACATAATGTAAAAATACCTGAACATATTCTTTACCTAAAAATTGATTTCTCCAATGATCAGCAACACATCCCAAATAAAGCATTGCATCACCTGGTTTTAGAATCAATTCAACTTCATTACCATCAGGAGTTTCAATATAAATTGGCCAATCTTCATCACCATCTAAATGTACAGTTAAACTTATTTCGCAAGCATCTCTATCCCTATGTCTTTCCAAAACACTACCATCTTTATACACTCTAGCATAACTATATGTTGGTAAAACGGTTTCACCTATAATTGTGCTCACCGTTGGTACTTTATCACATAGCATTTCTAAAAAGTCTATGAAATTATATTCCGCTGAAGAATTTGGAGCTTGATTGTCTCCTTGAACCTCATTTTGTTTACAGTGACTTTTGAAGTTGGAAGCCATGACTTTTGCAGCGGCTTCACTAATGAAGTTGGGAATATAGATATAATTATTTTCAGTTAATGATTTATTCATAATATAATCACTTTTTAATTTAATTGTTTTCTGCTGCAGCTGCGGCTTCATCAGCAGCATCTGATGCCGCTAGTGCAGCTTGTTTTATATTATATGCTTGCAACCATACATCATAACAGTTGATAGCCCATTGTGGTAATTCAGTTATATTTTCATTAGGATCGGTCGATCTAAATTCTAACCAACCAGATCCTTGGCCATATTGCAATCCATTTAGATGGGAATTTTGTTTATCTGGCCAAATGGGATTATTCCATTGTAATGCATGTATATTATCTGGTATTCCACATTGAGATAAGTCTAACTCTGATAAACCTTCTTGGTCTGTAACGACAATACCATCAACAGGAATTACTACTAATTTATGTGTTTGAATCATAAAAATTGCCTTTCGGTTAAAAACGAATATACTATTATATATGAATTAGTTTAAAGAAGCAATAATAACATCAATATAATTTACACCTATTGTAGAATTTGGACCAAAAACATTACCACTAGCGGTAATTGTAATTGAGTGATTGTGCGCTCCTGAACTACCTACTGATGCGCCTATCGGCCCACCGGCCGGTACGGCAGTAGTCATAACGGGTACAGCAGGAGTTATTGGAGATGTAGCATTTGTGGGTGTGGTAGCAGTTCCAATAGCAAATCTATTTGTTGATGGCGCAACAGCATGAAGGTGATATGGTAACTGAGCTCCAGTTAAGGTATGGTTACCTACTGTATAAGGAACAGCAACCGATGAAAAAATATATGATGTAGTATTAAAACCTGTTGTGAAATCGACAGTACCTCCAGAACTCAAAGACGATCCATTTACTACTCGAAGTGCGTGATTATTATAATTCACAGTTTCTTTCGTCCAACCAGTGGGTGCGGATGTTTGATGAAAAATTGTTGTTGTTCCAGAATCAAAAATAGCCACGATTAACTCCTAACCGCTATAATAGTGTCAACATATTTTATATTCAAATTTATTTCTGAATTAACTCCACTCTGATTAATTGAACCAGTAACGGCTACAGTTCCAATTGGATGAGTATGTGATCCTCCACCACCAGGGTTATTACTAAAAGTAACTGGTGCTCCCGCTGGGGTACGAGCTACGTTCGTATTACCTGCACCACCTCGTCTAGTTAACAATGCGGATGGGTGTGTTATGGTAGTGTGATTATGCGTTGTCATTGCCGCATCGTCTATCACAGTGGCGTTTACAGCAGAATAAGAAAGTCCAGGTGCCGGTACACCAATGCTATTATAATTTTTAAAAACTGTAGAAAAAGACTCTCCTGTAGTTCTATTAATAACAGAACCGGTAGTTACTCTTAGTGCATAATTATCATATGTAGTATCTTTTGTCCATCCCGTTGGTGGAGTGGTCATTTTCATTATTGTTCTTGATCCTGATTCTATAACTAATGCCATATTAAGTCCTTGTTGCTAAAATTGAATCCACATATTTAATAGCTAAATTTACTGTGGTGAAGGTTACAGGACTTGTTGCTGGATTTAACGGATGATCATGAGCAGTTGCTGTAACTCCAGGATTAACACCACCTGGATTTACCACACCAGGTGTAAAATTGTTAGATACTGTTCTGGCTATTGATGGTCCTGGTATTACAGGAGAAGTTGTGCTGGCAGCAACAGTTGCTGCAGCAGGATAAGGTCCGTGGTTGTGGGAGGGTATCATACTAGATGTAAGTGATGTTCCTCCTACAGTTCCAGTTACCGATAGACTACCTGTTAAAGATTTAGATGACATAACGGAAGAAAATCCTGATGATCCTCCACTTGATACTGATCCTGTAACACATCGTAAAGTATAATCGGTATCTGAAGTGTCTTTAACCCATCCTGTTGGTGCGGATCCTTGTAAAACAAAGACCATAGTGGCACCTTGATAATTAGCTTGCTCTGGATCAGTTGCTACCGAACCAATTACAGAATTTAAAACGAATGTGTTTATCGAAGATAATCTAGGCATATTTAACCAAATGTAATCTCAGAACCAAATACAGACCATGCAGATCCTATTCTTAATAAATTAAATGAATAAAATTCAGTTTTGTTTGCTGTTGGTGTGGGTGCTGCACCGCCAGCCCAATTAATTGTTTGTGCTGCGCCATCTATTTGTACGGCATTTGGTATATATCCTGTTGCACCTTGTACTATAACAATCGTAACTGTAATAGATCGACTTGTTGTGGTTGGTACATTTGTAAAATTCGCAAGCAAAAGCACCATTAGCATACAAACTCGCTGATGTTACAGTGTTAGCGGTAGTGAATGATGAATTAGCATATGATCCAGCTGTTACAGCTTTACTATCTGCGGTATTTGCTACACCAAATGCCGAATTAGCATATGATCCAGATGTTACTGCTTTACTGTCGGCAGTATTAGCTGAACCAAATGCCGAGTTAGCATAGTTACCAGCTGTTACAGCCTTACCATCAGCGGTAGATGCATTTGTTGTAGCAGTATTAGCTTGACCATAAGCTGAATTAGCATATGATCCAGCACTTGTGGCCTTTTGATCAGCAGTAGTAGCATTGGTAGTTGCTGTATTAGCTTGAGTATAAGCTGAATTAGCATAGTTACCAGCTGTTACTGCTTTACTGTCAGCAGTAGCAGCATCGGTAGTTGCTGTATTTGCTTGCGTGTAAGCTGAATTAGCATATGATCCAGATGTTACTGCTTTACTGTCTGACGTATTAGCAACACTAAATGCAGAGTTAGCATAGTTACCAGCATCAACAGCTTTAGAATCAGCTGTAGATGCATTTGTTGTAGCAGTATTCGCAGCAGCAAAAGCACTATTAGCATAGTTACCAGCTGTTACTGCTTTACCATCAGCTGTAGCAGCATTAGTAGTTGCGGTATTAGCTTGAGTATAAGCTCCATTAGCATAAGATCCTGCTGTTACAGCTTTACCATCAGCAGTTGCAGCATTAGTCGTAGCAGTATTAGCTTGACCATAAGCACTATTAGCATAGTTACCAGCTGTTACAGCTTTACCATCAGCTGTAGATGCATTTGTTGTAGCAGTATTAGCTTGAGTATAGGATGAGTTAGCGTAATCACCTGCCGTTAAAGCTTTAGAGTCAGCAGTAGTAGCATTGGTAGTTGCTGTATTAGCTTGACCATAAGCTGAATTAGCATAGTTACCTGCTGTTACTGCTTTACTATCTGAGGTATTAGCTAAAGCAAAGGCAGCATTAGCATATGATCCAGCTGTTACAGCTTTACCATCAGCTGTAGCAGCATTAGTTGTGGCTGTGTTTGCTTGACTATAAGATGAATTGGCATAACTAGATGCAGCATTAGCAGTGTCTCTAGCATATTGGTCTGAACTACTGGCGCCTGTATTAGCGGCTGCAAATGCCGCATTGGCGTATGTTCCAGCCGTTACAGCTTTTTGGTCTGCTGTATTAGCTGCAGCAAAAGCGCCATTTGCATATGAACTAGAACTTACAGCTGTTTGACTAGTAGTGTTAGCTGTATCATATAAAACTTTAATTACATTTGCGGAAGTTAAATTTGCAAATGTCAGATTACCTGAACCATCGGTTCTAATATAATCATCATTTGAACCACCTGTAATATGAAGGTTTGCAATTGGTCCCAATAAAACACTCTTTGCGATACTTGAATCTACATTAGAACGAATGTTAATCGTATTGCTTGAACCAATGATACGCATTTGTTCATTTTCTTCATTCATGCCACCAGCAGTAAATATGACATCATTTTCTAAAAGTGTACCAATTACAAGGCCACCACCGCCCGTGACTGTATTGCCAGACACATACAAGTAACCATCATTTGGACCAACTAACGTAAATTCAGGATCGGCATGCAGACTACTAGCAATACCCATGTCAATATAAGTATCATTTTCAGTACCGTTATCGGCCGTAGCAACATAATCAGATGATGCGTTATTTCCAGGATTAATGTTTTGAATGTTTATTTGAGAGTAATTATCCTCATTTGTTGATGCTTGAAATACTGTATGTGGCTGATAGTCATATCCAACAGGAATACCAGCATATAATGCGTTATGCCCGTTCGCTTCACCAAAAAATTGACCACTATTACCAGTGACAGTTACAGAAGTAACATTTCCTGTAAAACTAACATTTCCTAAGACACTAAGATCATAGAGGATAGTAACGTTACCAGAGATTGTGCCGCCCGATGAACTAAATTTGGTGTTGGCATCAGCAAATGCAGCGTTTGCGTAAATTGCTGTTGTGTTTGCTGCACCAAAAGCTGAGTTAGCATAACTACCAGCACTCACTGCTTTACTGTCAGCAGTATTCGCTGTATTAAAAGAAGAATTGGCATAACTTGATGCCGCATTAGCAGTATCTCTAGCTAAAGTATCTGGCACTCCTGTATTTGCGGCCGCAAATGCTGCATTAGCATAAAGACCAGAACTATTAGCAGTATAAAATCCTGAATTGGCATAACTAGATGCAGCGTTTGCAGTATCTCTAGCCCAAGAATCGGTAATACCACTATTGGCCACAGCAAAAGCAGCATTAGCATAGTTACCAGCAGAAATAGAATTGACATCTGCTGTGTTGGCAATACCAAACGCTGCATTAGCATAACTGCCAGCTGTTACTGCTTTACCATCAGCTGTAGCAGCATTTGTAGTTGCAGTGTTTGCTATTAGCCACACTAAAGGACGAATTAGCATATGATCCTGCACTTACAGCTTTACTGTCGGCAGTTGCTGCATTTGTAGTTGCTGTATTTGCTTGTGTGTAAGCTGAGTTAGCATAACTACCAGCACTTACCGCTTTACTGTCAGATGTATTTGCTTGAGTATATGCTGAGTTAGCATAGTTACCAGATGTTACTGCTTTACTATCTGCGGTATTTGCTTGAGTGTATGCTGAGTTAGCATAACCACCAACATCAATAATTTTAGAATCTACTGTGTTAGCAGCACCATAAGCACTGTTAGCATAAACTCCGGATGATACTGCTTTGCTGTCGGCAGTCGCAGCATTTGTAGTTGCAGTGTTCGCAACACCAAATGCCGAGTTGGCATAGTTACCAGCTGTTACTGCTTTAGAATCAACAGTGTTGGCCTCACTGAAGGCAGCGTTGGCATAAATGCCAGCTGTTACAGCCTTACCATCAGCGGTAGATGCATTAGTGATTGCGGTATTAGATTGACCATAGGCTGAGTTAGCGTATTCTCCAGCACTTGTGGCCTTTTGATCAGCTGTAGTTGAATTTGTTGTTGCTGTATTAGCTTGAGTATATGCTGAATTGGCATAAGATGAACCACTATTAGCGGCACCAAATGCTGAATTAGAATATGATGCAGTACTTACAGCTTTATCATCAGCTGTAGCAGCATTGGTTACGGCCGTATTGGCTTGACCAAAGGCAGTATTAGCATATTCTCCAGCACTTACTGCTTTACTATCGGCTGTTGCAGCATTAATAGTTGCGGTGTTTGCTTGACTGTATGCTGTATTCGCATAGTTACCAGCTGTTACTGCTTTACCATCAGCTGTAGATGCATTTGTTGTGGCGGTATTAGCTTGACTATACGCAGAGTTAGCATATGATCCCGCATTTACAGCTTTAGTGTCTGCCACTCCAGCATTTGTAGTTGCATTGTTGGCCTGACTGTATGCTGAGTTTGCATAACTACCTGCTATAACAGAAGTATTGGCTTTATTGAAGGCCGAATTCGCTTCGTTAAATGCACTATTAGCATAAAAAGCGGCACTATTCGCTGTATCTCTAGCGTAACTATCTATGCTACCCGATGATGCTGTATTCGCCGCAGAAAATGCCTGATTGGCGTAAGATGCTGCGGAGTTAGCCGCAGCAAAAGCAGAAGATATGTTTGCTGCTACTTCTGTACTTAAATCGGACTGTTGAATTGATCCTGGTTCAATTAATCCGCCTGTTAGTTGTGTTAATGGCATATCTTTTTCTTTTTATTTTTCGTGATTAGAAAGTAATTGAACCTGAACCTGTGAAAGTATAAATTTTAAATCCACCAGAAATTGTTAGTGTTGGAGATCCTGTGGTCGAAGCAGCATCCAGAAAATTTGAAGTATATCTTATAATTACAATTCCGGAACCTCCTGCGCCTCCATTTCCAGTGCCTCCAGGACTATAAGAACCGCTGGCGCCGCCACCGCCGGTGTTTGTAGATCCACTTTGCCCTGCGCTTCCATTAGTACCTCCATCACCCGCTCCTCCTTTTTGAGAAGTTGTAGTAGTTCCTCCTCCGTATCCAGCCCTAGTCAGAGCTGTTGCTCGAGTGTCTTGTCCTGAGCCACCGCCGCCGGCATAATATGTTAAAGTTCCAGATATTGATGATTGAAGTGCTAATCCTCCATCAGAGGCGACAGTTACACCTGTTGTCCATGTTTGTCCGTTACCTCCTGCTCCTCCACCTCCACCGGATGAAAATCTAGTAGAACCATCACCAGTTGCTGCACCGCCGGCATTTCCTTGGCCGGAACTTTGCACGGTGCCACCTGCGCCTCCGCCAGTAAACGTACTCAATCCACCGCCGCCGCCTGATCCACCGGTACCACCACTAGCACCATTATAAGATCCAAAACCTCCTCCTATAGCAGTGACGCTACTAAAAACTGAGTTAGAACCTTTAGATCCACTGGCCGTGGTGCCTCCATTACCACCCGCGCCAACAGTAACAGTTAAAGAAGAACCTTTGGTTATAGAAAAATTAGTTGCTGTTAAAAGTCCTCCAGCTCCACCACCTCCAGAGGATGATCCGTATCCACCACCACCGCCACCCGCAACTACCAAATACTCGACCGTGGGAGTAGTTACGTTGCGCGAAGGATTCGAGGTGTCTCTTCTATTAAATCTTTGTGATCTAATATTTTGTTCTACAAATGACTTGATCGCCATATTACGTTATCTCTGATCCAAAAATACCAAATGAAACATTAGATGATGAAGTATAAACAGTAACCACATCAGTATTTCCCAAAGTCAATCCCAAAGTCAATGCGATACTATCCACCGATTGAACCACATTGTTGTTTGTAATATAGTGTTTTGCAGCAATAGCTTCTCCGGCTGGGCGTACCGCAATACTATAATTTGCATTTGCGGAAGTATTGGCATTTGCAATTGTAATTGTTGATATAACCGCTTGAGTCGCTGCTGGTACAGTATACAAAGTTGTATTTGTAAATGCTGTTGGATTTGATTGTCCTAGTACTTTGAAGGTTTGTGGCATTTTACATTCCCGATAACATTAACATTGTTGGTATTGAAGATTCTGCACTACCGCCGCCACTTACCGCAACATTTGATGCTGCTGTGATTCGACCTTGTGCATCGACAGTAATAGCCGCTGCATTTCCATCCCCGCCATAAGAACCTGCTGTGACTGCGGTGTTTGCAAGATTATGCGATTTTACTTTTGTGTTTGGCATGGGTACCTCTTGAATTTATACACTATTTAGTCAAACTAATTACCGTAAAAAATGTGCTCTTGCAACATAGGATTGGATATATACTTGTACAGGAGTTTTTATGAGTTGCTTACAAAAATTAATCGATTTTCTAACACCGGATCATAAATCGGAGATAGAAGTATTTATTGAGTCTAAAAATCCAAAATCTACGGCTGACGTAGAACATTGGATCCAATATTATTCAAATTACAGGAGAAACTAAAATGTTTTATACATTCCCACCAGTACCGACTTTCAATGAAGTTGCAGAGCGTCAAAAAGATTTTATGAAGGCCTTCATTGACCTTAAAGTTGAAGGTTTCAAGTCATACAATAAAGCTTTTGACCATGCTACATATTCCTTTTTTACTACATATACCAAAGAGTCTGAAAAATTTGTAGTAGGATTAGGAAACTATGCAAAAGAAGCCATTGACTTTGAACCAGGTAAAGTTCAATCAAGTAAAAAGTGATTTAAAATTTTGGTCACCAGTAGAACGAAATGGGTGGTACATTAAATTCTCCATCTCTAAAGATGAAAGTGTACTACTCATTTTTATTTCTGCTTACACTTGTCAAACCATCATTCGGTACTTTGAAAACGAAAATGATGCCGTCAAGTATATAAACTTCCTTTGTGAAAAAGATCCTAGTATATTATTACAAGGTAACGAAAACCCAGCTTAGTCTGGGTATTTTTATGGCAAAAGAAAAAGATTGTCCTCGCTGCGGCACTACTCA